AATAGGCGGTTCCAAATGATGTCGCACCACCAGTTCCACCAGTTCCTCCGTCATTGTTTGCTCCGCTACTTGATCCGCCCCCACCGCCGCCAGCGCCTATTCCGCGCACAACAAGACTCACGCAACCGGCAGGAACTGTATAGGTGCCGCTTCCTGAAACTAAAGTGGTTGCGCTTCTTTTCCTTCCTGGGATGCTGCGATTTGTAGAGGACAAAAGCCCATAACTGACCGCAGACAATCCGCTGTCGAGAGTCCCAGAATCGTTGACCACAGTCACCGTCGTCACCGCTGCGAACGCGCTCGCCGTGATCGTGGAGTAGATCGTGCCGCCGGTGTTCGTCGTCTTGACGCGCCGCCCGACTTGGAACGTGCTGGTCTGATCGCCCACCAGCGAGAACTGTGTCGCGCCGATGTACGTTGGCGCGGGGCCAGCGGTCCACTCGCTCGCTGCGTTCGTTACGTCGTTGATCCCGACCAGGTTATCGCGCGTCCAGACGGTGACAAGTGCGGCTGTTTTCAGAACCGCCTTGTAGTTCACGCCTGCGGTGAGCCAGATCTCCACAACCGCGCCGCTCGCCGCCGGGTAGCCGCCCGAATCGAGGACCACCGGGTTCGCGTTCGCCACGTTCCCAGCGCTCGTCGTGTACGTGTTCGTCGGCGTCGTCGAGCCCGCCGCGTACCAGTACATCAAGCCGCCCGAGAGCGGATTGCCCGAACTGTCGAGGAAGGGGGCGTCGTTGCCGACTGGGGCTAGATTTACGGCCATTTGCTATACTCCTTGTCCGTGGAACTGTTCACCGGATGGATGCTGTTCAAGTTGATCTCGCTGTGCGCGATCGCTTTCATTCTCGGCTTCATGGGTTGGCTCGATTAGCCGAGTTGTAGAGCAGCGATCGCACCGTAGGACGCTCGAGACCGCCAAGACTTCCGCTCGCGGCTCCCTGATTCAAAAGCAGGCTCTTGATCGTGTTGCTGTTCAAGGCAGTGTTCGCCGCGCGCCCCGCGATAACGCCAGCAGCAAGCGCGGGAGCCGCCGCAGGTATCGTATGCGCCGCGCCGAGCCCCAGGCTGCCTAGCACCACGCGCTGCGCCGCTCCGTGCGGGCTTTCGCGCGTCTTGACGAACTGCGCCGCGATGTCTGCCAAGTCCTGCAATTCCGTGTTGTTGATGTTCTTCATGTTCGCCAAGCGTGCGATTGAAACGCCGCCCTCCGCGCCGTTCTGCGCGATACCTTCAAGGTCAAGCATATTTCCGTATTGCTGACGCACTTTGGCAAACTCTGCGGATTCCGTTGGGCCGAGCGAGCGATTGAGAGCTCCCATGAGAGATTTTTTCATCTCGCGCGCATAGAACGATTCATTCGAGTTCCGGTTGCCGATTTGGTCTAGCGTTTTCTTGATGTTGTACGCCGCCTGCCCGTCAATCGCCCCGTTCTGTCCTGCTTTGGCGAGTATCTCATCGGCCTGGTTGCTGATAATTTTCGCGTCCTGCGGGCTCAATTCCTTCGCCGCTTTTTCCACGTTCGCCGAAAGATCATCGAGTAGCTGGTTGTCCACCTTGACGGTGTTGCTCTTGAGCGTTACCTCGAACTTGTCCCCGAGCGCAGTCTGCGCCTTGCGAAGCGCCGAGGTCACGTTGTCGGAGTCCTGCCCGAACGTGCGCGAGACGGCGCGGTTAAGCTGCGATACCATCCGTTCTTCCGTGCCAGCGCGCCCGCTCAACGGGACGTAGTTGAGCGAAGAAGCAACCGCGTTCAAGGGGCGGCTGTTGGCGATACGATCCGCCGGAATGTCTATGCCGAGCGCCTTTGCCTTTTGATACAGCGAGGCGACCTCCGGCGAGACTTCGCCCGCCAGGGCCTTACCCGCCATGCCAGCTACCTTCACGGCACCCGGCAGCACGCCGCCGATTGCGGCCCCTGCCGGCGCGTTTGCAGGGTCTATGAGGCCAGCCGACGCCCCGCCTACCACAGCCCCGGCCCCGGCCCGCGTCGCAGCGTCAGCCACGCGCCCAGCCGTTTGGCCGCCCAAGCTAAGCCCTCCGCTTTCGAGCGCGGAGGCGATACGTGGAGCAGCCCCGAGAACCTTCGCGCCTTTGGCGAGAACGCCGCCGACGCCTGCCGTACCAGCGATGTCCGCGCTCAGTTCGCCGCCCTTGAAGGCGTAGGAGGACGGATCGGCGTTTTCCTTGAAGAAGTCCGCGATGGTGCTGCGCCGCTGTTCGTTCGATGACTTCGGAGCCTGTCCGGTTACGAGCGAACTTAGCGTCGGGTTCGTCGCGCCGGTAATCTTGTCCTTCAAGTAGTCGAGCGGCTGAACAAGCGTCGAGCCTATGTCGGATGCGCCCTTCACCATCCCCATGCCAACGTCAGCAGCAACTTTCCCGTAAGCCTGCACGCCCTTTAGCGCCACGCTTCCGGCCTTTTCAAGCATGGATTCTTTCGGCGCGATGTTCGGAAATTCCTTCTCCATCATCACCTGCGCCTGCTCCGGAGAAGTTCCATCGGGAACCTCGAAGCGTGCAATCTTGCCGTCAGGGGTCTGGAATCGAGCGACAGGCATTACTCAAACCCCAGGAACTTGATCTTGCCAGCAGTAGGCGCGACGGCTGGCGTTGCCGTAGCAGGAGCCGCAGGACGAGCGCCACCGGCTCGCATCGTGCCTAGCGTTTCCTTTTTCTGATCCGCAAAGCTTTTCATCCGGTTTTGAGATTCAATCTTCATCTGATTGATGACGGACGCGATCTGTTCAGGCGTCTGCGCCGCTGAAAGAAGTTTCTCCGCTTTTTGTTTCTCTCCCTCGGTTGTCGCGCCAGCCGTGGTTCCGCTCACGATCTGCGCGAATTCGTTGACGGTTGTTTTTACCGCCACATCGAAGGCGGAAATTTCTGGATTGCCAGTAACCGAACGCTTCCCGGCATTGATCCACGCATTCACAACAGGAACACCAGTGCGGTCAACCTTTTGCGACAGGTCAAGAACCTGCCCTGCGTTGAAATCGAAGTTCTTGACGTTCGCCCCGACTTGAGCCTCGCGCTTGACCAGCGCCGTGATCGCCTGCCCGCCGCCTTTGAAGGCAAGCTGATTAGCTCGCGCTTCCTCAGGAGATACCCCGGTGTTCTCGCCGATCTGCGCCGCGATTTGACGAAGCCGTTTGCTTTCGGCCATGCCCTGCTGCCCGCGCCCCATGTTCGGGGGCAGCGTGCCGTCGGCGTAATACCGATACGCGGCCTCAAGATCGGCCTTGTCCACCTTAGCCAAATCTATTTTCTCGCCAGGCGCTACGGTGTTTACCGGCTTTCCATCCGGCCCAAGGCCTGCAATGGCGAAATGCGAGGCGCGGTTCAATGCCCCCTCTGAGCGCGTGCGAGCGTCAACAGCAATCGAATCAGGCGTCTGCGTTTTCGGAATAACTGCCGTTCCTGGTTGCTGCGCGCCGGTGTACGGATTCACGGGAGCGATGCCAGCGCCGGTATCGGTCATCTTCAGTTCCGGCGAAAGCCGTTTCAGCGCGTCCTCGGCTTTCATCAGGTACTGCGTTTTCAGTTCCGGCGTGAACTGCGGCGCGAGCGTGCGCGCGAAGTCGGGGCCTACCAGCTTCGCCGTGTTCTCGCGGAACATGTCATAGCCCGCCTGATTGTTCACGCTCGCCAGCGTATCGCGCAGCGTGGCGACGTTCGTTTTCAGCGTCTCGGCTTTCGCCTTGTCGATCTCGCCGCGCGTCTTTTGAGTGTCGAGCGCGTTTTTCTCCGCCGCCATTGCTGGCTTTACCAGCCCCCTGCCGTACAGGAGTTCCTTCAACTTCATCGGATCGCCGCCCGACTCCTTGTACGCTGCGCTGGTCGCATCTTCCTCGTCGAAATTGCGCTGCGCCGCCTTCAGTTGCAGCGCGTGCAAGTCCCCCTGCCCCATCAGGTTCTTCAGCGTCATCGCCTGCCCGTACTGATCGAGCGGCCCCGGAGCCGCCGCAGCGGGCTTGATGAGTCCGTAGATAGAACTGTCAGCAGCCATGTGCGTTATCCATATTGCAGATTGTTCAGGTCAAATTGTCCCGGCATCCCGCTCACCATCGGGTATGAAGTTCCCCCCGTATATCCGCCACCCGAGCGATTCAGCAGCTTATCCAGCGTCTGCTGCTGCCCATAGTAGTTGCTCGCATTCGACAATCCGCCCGAAAGCGCGTTGCCGCCCGCAATCGCCGCCGCGCCGCGCGCGTTGCCCTGCGCGCTCAGCAGCCCGCCGATGGTGTTCGAGGTCTGCGCCCCGAGGTTCGCAATCGTCCCCGCCGTGTTCGCGCCGCTGTTGACGGTCGAATTCGTCGCCGTCTGCCCCGTGCCAGCTATGCCGGAAAGACGGTTGTAGAGGTTCGTCTGATCGCCCACGAACCGCGCCTGCGAGCCTGCGGCCTGGTTCCCGGTGTAGTCCGTTCCGAACCTAGTCAGCGCCTTCAGTTGCGCGCCGCTGTTCAGGTTGCCACGCGCGCCGGCCATGTTCGTCAACGACTTCGTGCCCTGATCTAGTCCCGACTGATAACTCGCTTTCGTGACCGGATCATCCCAAAAGTCGGCAAGCGTGAACTTCTTCGTCAGGTCGCCAAAGCCGGGAGTTCCGGGGCCGGTCTGCCCTGCCTGCGCAACGGCGGCGTCGTACCCTGCCTGATCGAACTGCGTTCCGCCTGCGTTCCATTTATCGAGCGCCGCGTTGTATCCAGCCTCATCGAAGCCGCCGCCCTGCGGTGCGCCCTGCGACTGGTCCATCGGCCCCCACGTCCCACCGGGCACGCTCGCGGGGTCATCGATGTATCCCTGCGCGTTGCGGTACACCTGTCCAGGCCCTGGCCCTACGGCCCCTGCGCGCATGAACTGCTCGCGCGCCGGCGCTGCGCCTCGATCAATCGGGCGCTCGAACTGGCTGCGGTCCACGCTCGATGCGCCCCCGCCGATGCCCATGAGTTGAGAGAGCCGGTTGATGCCAGCAGAGCCCGCCGCGCGGTAGGGCGAGAGGTCCGAGCGATTCTGGGCGTTCTGCCGCGTGAGGTCAGCGCGCGACAGGTCGAACTGCCTGCGCGCCTCTGCGGTCGCCGCATCGGTCCCCTGCTGCTGCGCCTGAGAAGCTTGCTGCGCTGAGTCGCCCTGAATCACCGAGCCGATCACCGGCCCCGCGACAGCGCCCAAGAGAGAAGTTATTCCGCCGTCAGGCATTGTCGCACCTCATATAAGTCAGTCCGTTCTCGCGGGCGTAGAGCCGAAATCCGCACAGTACGCAGAGCCGCTCAAGCCCTGCATTGTCGGGAAAGAGCGCCTCAACGACGCGAATCCCGAGCGCAGCGCAAATACGCTTTGCCGCCGGAAACATGCGAAGCGCACGGCGCGCAACACGCAACGGCGAGCCCTTCGCCAGCAAGTGAATGAACGCTCGACGCTTCCAGAATTCGAGTTTCATGCGCGCCACTTCATCATCGAAAAGGACGTACATTTCAGAATTGATTTTCATACCGTCCACCACTGCACGCCGTTGCTCACCAGATCCACGCTCACGTACTGCGTCGCTGTCGTCCACGTCGCGGCACCGTCAATGTTCGCGCCGTTCCCGCTCACCGTTCGCGTGCCAGCGCCAGCGTTGATAGCCTTGCAGGTAATCCTCTTGCCAGCAGCACTGCGCGCCGTGGGGAGCGTCACCGTGACATTCCCGTTTATCAGGATCACGGAATCCGTGAGCAACGCTTGGTACGCGGTCGTTACCGTGCGCACCGGGGCATTCAACAGATAGACCAGTTGCTGCCATACGGCGGTGAACCAGTTGTTCCACGGCTGCGTCCAGCGGGCGAACGTTTCGTCCGTTGGCAGGTTCGATGAGGTCGGCGGCTCACCGATCATTGCCGAGGTCCCCAAAGGTAAAAACGACTTTAACGTTGTCCGTAATGCGCAGCTTGAACGTCCAGTCGCGCGCAATGCCGAGCCGACGCCACACCACGCGGTTCATGTACGCGCCGATCGCGCCGAGCGTTTTCCAGAGTTCCGTGCCCCAGGTCGCGCCGTTGTTCTTGCTGATTTGCAGCATGACCTGCGGGTCACTCCCCTGCCCCGTGGCGAGACCGACGCCGACTTGCATATCGACGTAGAGTTGGTCGATGCGCTCGCGCTTATTGCCGTTGAAAACGTGCCGCGTGATGATCTCGCGCGCAATCGCCGTGCCGTTGTCCGTGTACGTGTCGGCGTCGAGCGTGTAGATATTGCCGTTCTCGTAGTCGGCGATGATCGTCTTGTTGATGAAATCCAGTTGCAGTTCGCCCCGATGCCTTCCGCCGTTTAGGCCGTATTCAAGAGGACTCCACATTCCGGAGCGCGCGTCGTAGAGCCACGATTTACCGGCAGTCGGGAAGTTGATCTGCAACATCGGATGTCCGCCCTCCATGTAGGCGTAGGCGGTCGCATCGCTCACCGTGGCATAGCCATTGAAGATGTAGTCCATCTCCGGATTGCTCAAGGGCTTCGGAACGTAGCCCTGAATGAACATGACCTGTACCTGTCCCTGGCGCGGCTTCATCAGCGCGGCGATACCGGAATTGAACTTGCAGACCGACCAGCGCGCCGCAAGGCCGAACTCCTGCGTTGCGCCCTTGATCGCGGCAAAGGCGAAGTCCGCTGCGCCGATGTTGCCCCAGTATTCCGTGGTGTTCTCGCCGAAAAGGATGATCTCGCCGTTATCGGCGAACACGCGCACGAGGCCATCGGGGTTCGATTCTGCGGACGCGAAATCTAGCGGGTCCCAGACCAACCCATCTGGCGAAGTCTGGAAACTGTCTCCCGTTCCCTGATCGACCACGAACTGCCCAGAGAGCCATGTGCATGTCTTAGCCGCCTGCGGAGCGTCGCCATCGGCCACCACGGCAAAGGTTGTAGATGCGATGGTGTAGGTGTAGAGATTGGTCCCCGTGGCAACCATTATCCGCGCGCCGTCGTAGGTAAGATCGCAGCGCCCCGTGGTCGTGCTGATCGTTCCACGGCTGGTTTTCGTGCCCGCGTTGTTCACCTCGTAGAACGTGCCGCGATGCACGACGTAGTACAGACTCCCGACGGCGATCCAGCCGCGCGCAGGCGTATCGCCGAAGGACGTTTTCAGCAGCGTGCCCGGCGTGCCGTAGAACGTGATCTGCGCCTTCTCCTGCTCGCGCTGAATCTCGGCGTACAGGTTAAGGTGCCGCTGCGCCGTGACGGTGCGCGACTTGCCTTCCTGACCGATGCCGAAAAGAGGGACGATCACCTAGCCGCCTGATCTAATATTGCCCGCAGGCCAGCGGCGGGTAAGCACGCCGACTTCGCTGCGCATGATCGGGCTCGGCGCGTTGATGCGCTTGATATTCGCTTTCGACATGACCGCAAGCGCCTTCACTTCATCCGGAACCTTCTGCCCGAACTCTGGGCTAGCCCAGCGCACGCACAGATTGAACGCGATCATATCCTCGTATCCCGGCGGGAGCGCCAGCACGTCGGTAAGCGTGGCGAACTGCTGCAACTGCTTCCACGAGAAGATGTGCGCCACGGCGGACGCGCTGCTCGGCGTCGGCCAGAAGTTCAGGTACGCAAGCGGATTGCGCATGTCCACGAACATGTACTGCGGAATGTTCGATTGCGTGGTCTTGTCAACGATGGACGCGAAGCCCTCGAAGTTGAGCAACTGCAACGGCGTGTCGATGGAGTTGTAGCGGATGAAGCAGGAGTCCTCGATTCGCGTCGGGCGCGTGGTGCTGAGATTGCCGCCGGAGCCCATCGTGTAGGCCGAAGTTCCGGGAACCATCGTTAGCGTTTCTTCGACGATGTAGTACACGTTCAGCCGCTCGATGCTGAACGAGTCCATCATGGAATTCAGGGACGCGAGGCCGTCGGCGGATTCATCGTCGTCGGGAGCCTCACCCTTACCAATGGCCCCTGAGAGGCGCATCGCCCTGGTTATGAGGTTTATTGCAGTCGTCATTCGCACGGCTTCCTGCTAACCGCCACTACCGCCCCGGAGCGCCATGCGAGCCTCGCGCCGGGGGACTCTTAAAGCATACGCTATTTCTGCGCTGGGCGCTTTCGCTCCCTGGCGTGGCTGTCATCAAGCACCGAAATCAGCGTCTTTTCCTTCGCCGCGAAGTGGGGCCGGTCACCGGTCTTGTCGGTGTATTCGGCCTCCAGCTTGTCGCGGTCCTTCGGTTGCCGCGCGAGTTCCGCCTTCACAGCGGCCTCGATCACGTCATCCGTGGACATCTTCAACTCGCCCGGATTGTCCCTCCAGCCCAAGGCATACCAGCCGTCGGGGAGGCGCGGGTGCCCTTCGTCACTGCCGTCGTCGGAGAAAATCACCCCGGTCGGATGGTCTCGGCGGTAGCGGAATGTTCGCATTAGACGTCCATGCTCGGCAGGATGATCCTGGGGGCGTCAGCAGGGGCCAGCCGTTCCGCGCCCTTCTTTGCTGAAGCCTCTAGCCACGCGGCGTAGGTGCCCTCGATCAGCCCTTTGCTGGTCAGTTCGTCGTACATCTCGCGGCACTCGCGGGAGAGTCGTTCCTGCTCGGTTTCCGGTATTCCTTCGCTCATGTCGCTCATGCAGCCTCCGCCATTTTGATATTTCCGTGCCTCGATTCTTCGACCTGAAGCACGTCTATCGCCCAATCCGACTTCCAGCAATGCTCGCCGGAGTGCTTGAGCGCGATGTTCTGATGTGCCCAGATGTCGAATCCACAAGCCTGCGCGCGGTTGCAAAAGCTGATGTCCTCGCCGATGAAGTGATTTCCGACGCGGCCGGCGGGGAAGTAGTCGTAGATAGGCTCCGAGCCCGCGTTGACGTAGTACTGATCGGGCCAGTTCTCGCGCATGGCGGTGAACACCTCGCGCCGCACGCGCATGAAGCCCGCCGGCCCGTATTGCAGCTTG